AAATTGGTACGTGGAAAGGCGTGGCGGATATCTTGAATGAAAAGTTAGGGCACGATTATACCGAAAGTGCTTACCGTAAAAAATATCAGTCATTTTCCAATATGATGAGTAAGTGTTATCCAAATCAGAATATGGATACAAAACTTGTTGCTGATATAGAACAGACACGAGCGACGCTTCGCAAGGAACGTATCAAATTACAAACTTTGAACCTTGAACGTAGTCGGTTAGATAGGGCTGAGGCTCGACAGGAATTATATTATGAGTATATTGGTTCGGTTGTGGAAGCACTTCCGATGCCTGAATTGCAGCCGATTTATGACAACGGATATGACAATATGGATTATGTGTTGGCGATTGCGGATTGTCATTATGGAGCAAAGTTTAAAACTCCGTATAATGAGTACTCTCCCACTATTTTTAAGCAGCGACTTGGTAAGTTGATGGGAAAAACAATTGATTTTATTAAGTCGAAAAATCTTAAAAGTTTGTTAGTAGTAGGACTTGGCGATGACATTCAAGGTATTCTGCGGATGACGGATTTGCAAATTAATGATTCTTCGGTAGTTAAGAGCGTTGTGGAATACAGCAGATATATGACTGAGTTTTTAGTGGAACTTTCTAAATATTGTTATGTATATTACTACCACTGCCCTACGGCTAATCATTCACAGATACGCGCCTTAAATGCTAAAGCAAATGAGTTAGCAACCGAGGATTTGGAATACATTATTGGCAATTATATCAAGGATTTATGTAGGGGTAATGATCGCATCGTTATTGCATTAGCTGATGAAAACAGCGAAATAATTAAGGTAGATGTCCATAATTTTAATGTGGTGGCTTGTCATGGTCACCGTCTTAAAACTACTGAAACGGCGTTACGGGATCTTTCGGATATGTCTGGACAGATGGTAGACTACGTCATTATGGGGCATCAGCATGGTAGTAAAGAGTTAACTGCTAACATACGTAAAGGGTACAATGCGGAAATTTTAGTAGCTCCGTCGTTTATTGGTAGTGATCCGTACAGCGAGTCATTATATAAGGGTAGCCATGGAGCTTGTAAGGTATTTGGGTTTGACCGGGAAGATGGTCATACCGAGACATATAACTTTATATTGGATTAAATATACCGGGTAAAAGGAGTTTGGTTGCACTTCTCCGGATAGGCGGAATGCCGAATAATAAGCAACCAATATTGCGGAGTATGGCCAAGTTTGGTAAGGCACAAACTTTGGGAGTTTGTAATACGGGCGTTCGAATCGCTCTACTCCGAGAAGATAATAATATTGTAATAAACTAACAACAATGCCCTCCGTTGTTCTTCGGATAGTACGGTGAAAGACAGATATCTTCGGATATGTAACGAATAGGGATGCGTCCCGAAAGTTTTAATGCGAAAGGCGCAAAGTTATAGTTGCGATGGCGGAATATGTAGACGCTATACAAGGCAACGAGTTAGAAGTAATAGGTGCTACCCGACCTTATAGACGTATAAGGTATTCAACTCCGATCGTAGCTGAGCCATGTAAGGTGTAAATCCTTACTCGCAACAACAACGCCCCTTTGCGGGCAATAATCTTTGGCTGACAAAGCCGTAATCCAAATACATGAAAAACTTTGGGAAGTACAACCATGGGCGACTAAGTGTAATGGTTATAGGTCGTCTATAACGCGGTGCATAACGATTGGGCGTTTGTCGGGTTCATAACCCGAAGGTTGGGAGTTCAAGTCTCTCCGCCGCTAATCCATTGAAAGTAAAGATTTTTTCTAGTAGGGAACATACGGTTTATATCCGGCGATGTTCCCGATTTCTTTTGTTTTGCTTTTTGTCAAAGCAAATAATTATGAATAAAAGGATGGTGAAAACGTGGCTACAAGAAAAATGCACAGGACTGGTGAAAAAGCAAAAGCTACTGCGAGTAGCGACAAACTCACCGGTAACCATGAACGGAAAAAACAAATGGAAGACATAGCGGAGTTGTTTAGTAAGTTAAATGATAGTGATCAACTTCAATGTTTGGAGATGCTTGGTGTTGGTTCGAAATATTATACCTGTCAACATTGTGGTAAACCAAAACGGAAAAGCGATTTTTACTCTTCTACTGCCCCAAACTGCGCGAGTGGTATTACCGACGGATGTAAACAGTGTGCGGCTGATATTGCGATGCCGACAGTTAACGGAGAAAAACAACAGCCGACAAAACAGACGGTGGATGATGCTTGCTATTTTCTTAATAAACCAATGTTGGACTCTGTGTGGGATGCATCATTATTGGAAGCGGCAAATCAAGCCACTGGAAAAGCGAAGTCTAATGTGTGGACGAGTTATATTAAGAATATTGCGATGCAAAATTATTATACGATGACATATAGGGAGTCGGATAATTATACTGGAGGAATGCTGAGTCTTGAAGATATGAAAGATGATGCATTGCCGAAGGATCAGGAAATAATAGAGCAATTTGAGAAAAACAAAGCAGATGCATTAAGGCTTTTGGGATATATACCGTTTGAAAAAGAGAAGTTAGCAGATCAACCACTACTCTATTCACAATTGATTGGATTTATTGATGCCGATGAGAATGGTAATGATGATATGATGAGGACTGCCTCTATTATTAGTATTGTAAGAGGTTTTTTGCAGGCAAGCAATATTGATGATATGGTAGCGGTATTATCTCAAGATTTTAAGAATACAGAAAAGAACATTGCAACAATTAAGTCTTTGCAACAGATGAAGGCTCAAATTCTTGGCAATGTTAATAATCTTGCAAAGGAAAATGGCATCTCGCTTAAGAATCGTAAAAACTCTATGAAGGGCGAAAATACTTGGACTGGCAAGATACAGAAGATTAAGGATCTCAATTTACGTGAAGGGCAGGTAAATGGTTTTGATATTGCGACGTGCCGGGGTATGCAACAAGTACAGGAAATAAGCGATGCGTCTATTATGAAGCAGCTTGCTTTAGATGAATCGGAATGGGCCGATATTGTTGCTACGATGCGGGTAGATAATCAAACCTTACGAAAAGAAAAAGAAGTTTACAAAGAAATCAATCGATTATTACTGAGAGAAAATCTTGATTTAAAAGATTATCTTGAAGAACAAGGTATAGATATTAAGATGGATTTACATGATCTTAAAGAGCTTTATTCTCCATTTGCAGAAAATGAAGAAGAGGAGGTGTCTGTAGATGAGTCAGATATGGACACCGACTAGCGTAGATTTGGATCTTAACTATGATAAAGATTTTTATAAGGATTATGGGATTTTTGTGAAGCCTGTCAACTATCCAATGTCGACTAGAAAAATTGAGGCATTACAGCTTATTGCAATGATGCAAAAGTATTTTCAGTGTAATCCAGTACAAGGAATTGATATTATGTTTAATATTGAGTTGTTGGATTCACAGGCGTTGGCGGTGCAACGAACATGGAATTGTCCCAATTGTTTAACAGTCGCAACACGTGGTTGGGGAAAATCTACCGTCATAGATTTAGAGACAATGATGAAAGATATGTGTTTTTGCAATTATTGGACATATGTTGCATCAGGATCTGGATCACAGGCGGAGCAAACTTTTACCACTCTTGAACGTATTGCCAACGATAATATAGATACGTTTGCCGGGTCTACGGGTAAAATCTTTAAAGATGAAATAAAAATAAAGAATACGGCTGGAGATGGATTTAGTCATTCATCTAACGGTTTCAATTATGAAACATACAATGGGTCTATGACTCAAACACTTAATAGTAATATTGATAAAAAAAGAGGAATGCGTGGCAATGTTATTTTTGACGAGAGTGGTTTCTTGTCAGAAGAAATGATGAATGTTTATTCGGCTTTTGCGATTGTTAATAAAAGTTTGAAAACAGGTAAGGATGCAAATGGACGGTCGATTGATACTGTTCGTCAACGTTCATTTGCCACAGATATTCCAAATCAGAAGTTTTATATAAGTAGTGCTTCATCAACAGATACAAAGTTTTATGCATTATATCGTGACTTTGCAAAGCGTCAGATTATGGGTGATCCAGACTATTGTGTCCTTCACATTGATTGTGAGTTGGCATTTAAGCCTACTTTGCATGGTGAGATAATCGCCCCTCTTCTCTCACGTTCTACTGTAGAGTCCGAAATGCGTACTAATCCAGAAAAAGCTCGTCGTGAGTATTATTGTCAGTTCACAACAGAAGCAGGTTCTGATGCGATTGTAAAGCGCGGAGTTATTACACGAAATGAAGAAACACGTAAACCTGCTTATTGCAACGAAACTGGCAGTAAGAAATATGGATTATTTTATGATCCAGCTCGTAAGGTAGATAATTCATTTATATTAGTAGCAGAATTTTACGATTTTGTACAGGTAGATGGAAGTATTGATAAACGCGCTAAGATTGTGAATGGCGTTAACTTATTGGATGTAGGAAAAAAAATTAAAAGTCCTATGCAGACACCAGATCAAATTGAATACCTTAAGCAGATGATTCTTGATTATAATGCAGGCGCTGATGGTTATGAAAATATAGTTGGTATTTGGATTGATGCTGGTACTGGTGGTGGTGGTGTAAATATTGCCGACTATTTAATGCCAGATTGGGAAACAGCAGATGGTATTATTCATCGGGGTTTGATTGATAAAGAATATTCTGCGGAATATGTAAATAGGTTTCCAAATGCTGTTGATAAAATACATTTAATGGAACCTTCAAAGTATAAGTCCATGATGTATGAGGCACTAATTGAAATGTTAAATCAGGACAAGATTGGTTTTACGAGTACTTATGACAACAAAGAATATCTTACTATTTTTGATATTGACCAAGAAAAGTTGGACAAAGAACGGGTTCGAATCAGCGAAGAACTAAAGAAGAAAAAACTGAACGAAAAAGAATTTGAAGAAAAATTACAGGAAGAACTTGGTAAAGTTCAATCTATAAATACAAAAACAATCAAATTAGATTGGAAAGATAAAATTGCTTTAGCAAATATAGATGCTCTAAAGGAAGAGCTTGTGAATATAGTGAGAAAGAAAAGAGAGTCTGGCAAGGACTCTTTTGAGTTAACCCCAGAAAAAGCCAATAAAATGCATGACGACCGTGCCTATACTTGTTGTATGCTTGGACACGCATTGGCTGAGGAAAGACGTAAACTTCTTTTACAAAGACCAAAGATTGATTCAAATTCTTTATTAGATAAAATGGCTATTCGCCGTGGTTCATATAACGGCAGAACAATATAAAGGAGGTGCAACGTGGCACGAACAAAAACTACTCAGGTGTCTGATGCACCGAAAGAAACAAGTGTTGCAGAAATAAGAGATTTCTATGAAAAGAATAAAGATAGAATTGCAAATTTTGCAACCGCAGAAGAAGCCCTTAGAAGATTAACTGATGTTTCTAAAGATTTTAAAAAAAATGTAAGTGTATATAGTCGTGAGGATTTGAGAAATGCTTTAAGAAATTTAGGATCATCTCAAGCACGACTTCGAGATATTTCATGGTACTTATATTATAGAGTTTCAATTTATTGGCGTATAGTCAATTTCTATGCTAACCAAATTGATTTAAATACTCGTTCTGTAATACCAGACTACGATCCTACTAAGGAAGAAGATTCAAATAAAACACTTACTAATTATTTTAAAACATTAAAACTATTAGATAGTGTAGATTGGAATCATGAATTTTTTAATGTGTTATTAACAGCTTGGATTCAAGATGTTTCATATAATTGCGTTTGGTGGGAGGACGACCAATTTTTCCTGTTACCATTACCGGCTCAGTACTGTAAAATAGTTGGTAAATATGGTGACGGAACATTTATGTTCGCCTTTGATTATTCTTATTTTAGAAGTAATCAAGATTTGCTCGAAATTTGGGGAGAACCCTTTAAGAGCGAATATGAAGCTTATATGAGAGAAGGTAATAATGGTAAATGGAGAATATTCCCATTAGAACATACGGTATGTGTAAAGCAGCGTTCTAATGAGTGGGATATGATACTCCCGCCGTTTTTACCACTATTCAATGATCTGCTTGGGTTGGTCGGAGTTCAAGATTTAGAAGCTATAAGAGATGAACAGGATATCTTTAAGCTTATTCTGTTAAAGCTTCCGCGACTTGGAAAGACAATTGACGACTGGGCTGTAGATCCTTCGCTAGTCGTACAGTATTTTAATAAAATGGTAGACGAGGCGTTGCCTGATTATACAAGTGCGGCTATAGTTCCAACAGATGTAGAAGTAGTTGAGTTCAATTCTAATGATACTACTGCTGATACTAATAGAACTAATAAGGCGTTAAAGAACATTCTTGATTCATCTGGTGGCGGAGAAATACTTCTCTCAAGTAATATATCAGGTTCTACTGCGTATAGTATGGTTAAAATCCTTAATACAGAATTCGCTATATCTTCTCTTCTACCACAGATATCTGCGACTATAAATAGATTAGTAAAACAGCAATTTAATAAAGCTTGCAAGATTAAATTCTTTGAGGTCTCCACATATACTCGTGAAGACTTAAGAAAAGAATTTATGAATAGTGCTGAGTATGGATTTCCTAATGCTTTGGCATACGGAACTACTTTGGGACTTAGTGAGCTAGATACATTGAGCCTCAATCATCTTGAAAAAGATATTCTTAATCTTAGTGAGAGATTCGTTCCACTTCAGTCGAGTCACACGCAGTCGGGCGACGGAGAAGTTGGGCAAGGTGCCCCAACCAAGGACGAAGTTACCGACGAAGGGGATAGATCAAGAGAAAATAAAGGTGTTAATGGTTAAGTAGAAAGGAATAAATATGAATAGTGATTTTTATTATTGCTATTCTCATCCGTTAAAAGATTTCTTAATTACTAATGGAATGAGATATGTAATAAAAGGAATACATCCTGATACTCAAAAGAGGTATTGGGTATTTGATAGAAAAGAAAAACAATTAGATAGGTTATTAACTGAGTGGCAATCGCATAAAAAGTGACTGCCACTTTTATTATGTGGAAAGGAATTAATAAATTATGAGCTATAATAAAGAAACTGGTTTTTATGAAGGGTATATTTATAAAATTACAAATAAAGTAAACGGAAAAATATATATTGGTCAAACAACTACTACTGTCGAACATCGTGTTGGTCAACATTTCTCAAGATTAAAAGATCATCATCATGGCATTTTAAAAAATGCAATAATTAAATATGGTAAAGAACAGTTTTCGTATGAAGAATTATATAAACTCCAAGCTATTACGAAATCTGATTTATGCGAAGAATTAAATGAATTAGAAATACAAACTATAAGTAAATATAATTCAATAACACCTAACGGATATAATATTTCTAAGGGTGGTAACAATCACGAGGAACAAGGAAAACCAGTAGATGTTTATGATTTAAATGGAAATTTAATTAAAACTTTTAATACATGTACTGAAGTTGCTAATTTTTATGGAATAGATACAGGTACTGTGTGTGACATTTGCTCCGGCGTGAATTTAAGAACTAAAAAAGTAAATTATATATTCAGATATAAAGGTGATGATTTTTACAAATTTGACCCGTTTACATATAAACATCAATATAAAATATATCAATTTACAAGAGATGGACAATTTATTAGAAAATATAATAATGTCCAAGAAATATCCAATTATTATGATTATATAAAACCTCAAGGTGTTGTTGGGGTAATAAATAAAAACGGATTTTATTATGATTATTATTGGACTAAAAATAATTATTTTGATTTTAATATTGAAGAATACCAAAGACAGCATCCCGTTGATCAATATGATTTAAATGGTAATTTAATTAGACAATGGGATAGTATTTCTGATGCAATTACATTTTTAAATATTAATTGTCCTAGCAGAATATATAACCAAACCATTGGAAAAGTATTGTGTCCTGTGTGTAATTACATATGGAGAAATAGAAATCATCCTTTTGATGAATTTGAAATTATTTCCAATATTCGAAAAAAAATACAACCAGTTGATCAATATAGTCTCGATGGAATTTTATTAAATAGTTTTGATTCAATAAAAGATGCTGGGGAGTATAATAATATATCTGCTGATTATCAAAGTCATATTTCTGCATGTTGTAAAGGAAAAAAGAGTTATGCATTAGGGTATGTTTGGAGATATAAAGGTGATTCTTTTGATAAATATGAAGTAAATGCAGATTTTAAAACTAAACAATCTGTAGATCAATATGATATTGATGGGAAGTTTATAAATACTTTTCCTACTATAAAAGATGCAATATTATCAATTGGACAATCAGAGAAATTAATTACAAATATTTCTTCTGTATGTAGAGGTAAAACGAAAACCGCCTTTGGATATGTTTGGCGTTATCATGGAGAACCATTCGGTAATTTTGTATTAGATGTTAGACATAAACATATAAATAAATATGATTTAGATAATAATTTTATTGAAACTTTTCACAAAGGTATTGATGCAGCAAAATCATTGAATAAACCTGGCGAAGCTAAAAAATATTCTGGAACAATCATACGTCATTTAGATAATCCGAATCATATAGCTTATGGTTTTAAATGGTATTACGCAAATGACCCAAATCAACCAGATAAAACAAAAATAGTTATCTAATCCCAACCAAATAATCAGAATGTTTGAAGAGCGGGAAACCGCCACATTTCTAAACAGCCCGTCTGGTGGCGTGGGTTTTAGGAGTCGGCTACCTTAACCGACAGTATCGTATATCAGAACTAACCGATGAATGCTGAGATACTACTGGTGGGAAATCTCGTCCACCTTAATACCAAGTGAGAAACTTTAGAAGTCATTTACTGAGTCGTTCAGGGAAGTGTGAGGCGAAAGCCAAGGATATGTGGGCATGGATTCCGCGCTATGTGAACGAAACTGCGGTTATATTGGTAGTCAGTAGGACGGGTGTAGACATTAAATCTGTGGCAAAGTAGCGATGACGCTATCCGAGAGCAGAACCAATATTAGTCGGTGCGGAGACATTAAACCCGTAGCAGGTGGATTACGGATATCCTTAAGCCGTATTACGCATCCATCCTTGTGTGGGCTGCGCTGAGGTTTCGTTAAGTAAATAATCTTGACGTTTCCGTTTTTTCAAATCAAACAGAACTCTTGCGGAACCCGATTACCGCAATATAAAAGGTCGGGTCGAAAATATTGTGCTTGAGTGACGCACTAAAACCACTCTTCGCTCTTAGAGTATTGGCGAATTGATAATAACGGAGAGAACCGTATTGATTACGGTTGGGAGATAGATAATCAAAAGTCTGTCTCCTATTTTATTATAGAAAGGGAATCGAAAATGGTTAAGAAGATAAAAATGCTTACCGTTGAGGATTTGTATAAATTTTGCATAGAAAATAATTTTGCAAAATTTAGTGCAAAAGAATCCGGTTATCAGTTAGCCGTTCAAGTTCCTACAACATTTGAAGTTGATGATACATCTGATGACAATCATCGTGGAATGATGCGCTTAAAGTTTAGAATTCTCCATGATGGTCGTAATCGCAACGGAAGCTTTGTACCGCATAGTGCTGCTGTAAAAGCATCTAACACTATTGCAGATAGACCAATTATGGCTGCAATACATCAGTTGGATGATGGATCATGGGATTTCAAATCGCACGAAATGGAAATTATTGAGGATGAGAATGGAAATCAAAAAGTGAATTATATAGAGAAACAAGTTGGTTCCTTTTCCTCAGAAAAACCATTTTGGGAACATGACGAAAAATTAGATAAAGACTATCTTTGTGCTTATGGATATGTTGCCGAAGAATATACTAAGGCTGCTGATATTATTCGTGAGAAAGGATGGACAAAAAATAGTTGTGAATTAGTCATTGAAGAAATGGCATTTAACGCAAAGGAAAAACAACTTGAGTTGAATGCGTTCTATTTGTCGGCTTCAACTTTGTTGGGACGTGAAGACGATGGTACTCCAATTGGAGAAGG